CCTTCTGCACGGAAAGTAGTTTCTGCGGTTGAAGGATTATCAACAGGACTGAGAGAATTTACTCTAGAACTTGTAACCCTGAAGGTTTTAACACCTGTTGTAAATGATGGTGCAGTTGGATTGACAGTAGCATCTGGGATAAAGAATGATCCTTGCAGACTTCCTTTTTCATCAGTTACCAGTCTTAGATCGTTGACAATAGCTTCAGCACCACTGGTTTCACCAACCAGTCTCATGCCTTTCGCTGCGTATCCGTTAAAACTTCCAAGAACTTGAAGTGACAGAGATGCAACATCAACGTTTAGTACAGAACTTGTAGAAGAATATGTAGAACTAAGGCCAACAGTATCAGAATATGGATTTACATCATAAACAATGGTTGGATTATCATATGCACCATACTTATGATTTGTTTGTGCAACTCGGAAATTAATTTCTGGCCCCGATCCACCAAGAAATGCGGTGTTTGGCACGAAACCCTTAACTGTCTCGCCAACTTGGAAGACACCCTGTTCCATGGTAACTTCCAAAAGTTTTGGAGTTACAAATCTGGTTACATCCTCACCATCAAAGAATGTATAGAACTGGGTTCTTGGTTTGATACGACTACATTGGAAATCAATGTTTCTAGAACGCATGAAAGGAATAATTTCCCTACTTACTAATCTAGTTCCGATACTTTGAGTATCAATTCTTTCATTTACTTGGAACTGAACACCAGATCTGGTAAGTCCTCTATCAATAGTTGTGGTCTCTAATTCTGTTACATCAAAGGCTTCTCTGACCTGAACATCACGAGTTCTAGAGATGAGTGCCATGTGTGCTGGGGGAAGAAGTTCACCACCCTGGCTAAATCCTCTTCTCCATCCACCAGCTTGTACATCTCTATTAGTGAGAGTTCTTTCAAGTTCTCTAGTAGAAACATCAACAGAACTCCACTCTTCTTGCCAGACATCCCAGTCAACTGGAGATAACCCAGTGTTAGGATCGATGCCCAGATTATTCATCAGAGCTTCGTAAGAACCTTCAATACTTACATCATTAACTTCAAGATTTACCTCATCAACCCAGGTATCGGAAGCAGGATTCATTCCAACAATACCAACCCAGTTAATAACAGCAAATGGGTTTACATTCTCTGTGGTGGTTGCAAATCTTTGTTCAATGAAGGATTGTTCTGTATAATCAAGTGTTACAACATCACCAGTCTTTTTCAGAGAATTAGACTGAAGGTCGGAAACTTGAGTGAGGTCAGCGTTTGGATTTGCAGTGGTGCCAATACCAATAACTTGACTTGAACCAAGAAGAAGATCAACACCCGTCGTGTAGTGAGAAGGTCTCAGATAACCAGACTTCTTATCAATAGAAGCCTTGAACATTGGATTTGCAAGTGCATGAGATCCATGACTTCTGAAGTTATCAACAAAGAATCCAGACTTAAATCTGTCAAGACCTGTGGTCGCATCTTTAATTGTGAGATTCGCAGTGTCAGTTTCTAACAGAGAAAGTTGAGTGTAGAATTCAACATTCTTAAGTCTATTTTCCAAACGGCCGATGTCAAACATCGTATATCTCTTATGTTTGGAGAGAATGACCTTACTTTCTCTAAATGCACTTCTTACATATGGTGCATGGAACATGGTAGCAACTACAAAGCCACCACTAGGAGTCTCTGGGGGAACTGGATTTTCAGATGGAGCTCCTCTCTTGATCTCAAAGAATCCATCTTTGTTAAGAAGAAGTTTATCAGTTCTACCAAGATAGTAAGAATATCCAATTGTCAGAGTTTCATCTGGAACAAGGATATTTGGAACAGATGTACCAGATCCAGAGAAGTCTCTAAAGTCATACTCAAAAGGAGAATCTGTATCCGTTGCAGGATCGTAATTCTTTACTCTGGGTCTTACATCAACAAAATCGGAAGAAGTAATTGTTCCAAATCTTGTGAGGTCTTCTTTATAAGAATCTGGTGAATAACTGTTGACGGTTACAAGATCACCACCCGATCCAGTGTCTACAATATAGTGATCATATACAATTGCAAGTTGTTTCTTAGGTTCTGGTGCAGACCCGTCTCTAATAATTCTTGCATAGTCATAGAATTCTGCTCTCTGACCATTATCAAACGAGAAGTCATTCAGAATATTTTTATCACCAACGACAACCTGAGAAACTTCACCACTAATTCCAGAAGATTGGAAAACGACAGGTTCACTCACAGAGAACCTCAGTTCGTTCATAAAAACAATATCTACTGTAGAAGCCGTTGATTCAACAACTCTTGCAACGGCACCACTATTAGATCCAATTAGGATTTCACCTTTGATAGTATCGGTCAGATTTGCACTTCTGTTTACCAGAGTAAGTTGAGGAAGTGTGGGTGCAGCCGTAGTAGAAGATTCAAAGATGGCATGTACTCTCAAACCATCAGGTACATTCAGTGAAATTTCATCATCTTCAACTCTGGTTCCAAATACAGTGTTATAAGTCAGACCATTGTTAAAGTTTGTTCCTGCAGCTCCAGCGTATTCATACTTGGATCTATTGACAACCAACTTACTACATCTAGTAAGATTTTTGGCCTTAGATTTTACATTAATCTTCTTAAGAGTTGCAATAAGAATCGCATTAGTATCAGTAGTCTTACTGAGACTTCTAAGTGTTACTGTCTTAAACGTATCGTTAAAGACTAGATTTCCTCTAGTAAGTGCTTCGATAGTGCCGTCAGAAAATACAAGATTGTATCTTTCTTCATCAAATGGTTGGAAGAAAAGATCGGGATCTTCTACAGTTACAGTACCACGACCATTTGCAATATTCAGAGTATACTGTCTTCTGATTTCTAAGTTTGCATCAGATACATCTACATTAGAAATATAACGTTCTGGAAGACGAGTAATTAACTTAGAATCTCTCGCATTAAGAATTTGAGGTCTGATGAGAGTCAGATCACTAGTTTGTAGTTCACTACCAGGCAAACTACCATCACAGATACCATTTCTATCATCAATTGCCGAGAGAGTGATGGTTGATCCATCAGATGCGATAGAACTTACTCTATTAAATGTAGCCGTAGAGAATCCAGTAATGTTGTAAGATACAATATCACCAGTTTTGATACCAGTTACAAATCTGTTTCCTGGAACCGTTACAACACCACCAGTAGAAATTGTAAAGTTTGTTCCGTTAGGTGCAAGAGAGAATCTAGAAGTAAGTTCTAGATCTGCAGTAAATGTGTTTACACCTACATTCTGATGTAAAGACTTAACATCACCAAGACTGTACTCCCTTACAGAGGTGACTGTGACTGGTTCCTGAATACCATTCAAGATCAGAGGTTCATCAGTGATGAAAGTGCCTGTTGTATCTGTCAAGGTCAAAGACAGACTAGATGTAACGTTATTCTTCAAAAATCCTTTGGCACCACTTCTTGCACCCTTAACACGAACTGGAGTGGTAAGAGTTTGTGCGGTGTTTACGGTCAGTGTTGTAAATGTCTGAACGTCATAGAGACGAACCTCATACTTTGTAGTATCGTCAGAATATGCAGCCGCTTCTAATTTGTAATCATATACCTTTGCATTACCAACTTCAATACCTGCAGCAGATCCATCAGTAGAAACTCTCTGACTTCTGAGACTCAGAGTTGCAGTTGTACCAAATCCAACAACGGGAGATCCATAAACATTATTGATCAGAGTGCTGGCTACAGGCTCAAAGGCAAGAGCAGTGCTAGTTTCAGTTTTTGTGGTTCTTGGTTTGGGAACATCAATGGATGTGGAGGAAATTTTCTCAATATCATATCCCTTTACATATGCCTTACCAGGAGAAATATTATAAACCATCAGATCATCCGATGGGGTATCTCCATTCGCAGTTCTTTGATTTTGGAAGTATACACCACCATTTCCTCTTCTGTCATTCAGAGATTCTTTGACAGAAACTTGGAATGGTTTTACATAATAATCTCCACTTTCATCATATGTTCTTCTAGCTAACTCATCTCTAATAATTGTATAATCTGTCTTAGAGACAAATTTTTCCAACTTGCCTTTATCAAGACGCATTAATTCAACGAAATTTTCATCGTTGAATTCGTCAATGTCTTTTTTAATCAGAGTTGTTTTGATTTGCAGTCTATCTGCACCTGGGGCTGCGAAGTTGGTAAATCCCGCAGCGTTATCAAACAACGTTTCATCACTATACGCAGTGATGATATTTTCCTCAATGAATAGACCAACTCTTAATGTTGGTTTTGCATCATATTGATCAAGGATAATTGTATTTGAAGGTACTTTTACAAAGAAACCTCTAATGAAGTAAACACCTTCTTGTATGGAAGCTGCACAACCAATTGAAGTTGCATTAGAAGGAATACAAGCTCCGAATGGATTGTTTGCAATAATTCTTGAATTACCATACTCAATATCAGTATCAGCAATTAAGTTTTCACCGTCAATAAATTTATCGGAACTAAAATCGTTTCCAGACTTAGAATATTTTACATATAGAGTATTATTTCCCCTATCAGAATCCGAATTGATTACAAAATTTACTACTTTTGCTTCTACACCAGATTGTTCACCTCTAATAACTTTACCAACTAACTTGTCAAGATAGTTGGAAATTGATACACCAAAAAAAGTATCTACTAACTCTACTGCATAGTAAAGAGGATCATAGGCAACTTGGCCAGGAATTACCTGAGATCCTTCTTTAAAAAAGTGTTGACCAAATCTTTCGATCTGGTTTTGTAAAATCGTTTGAAGCTGAGTTAATTCTCTAGCCTGTACTGGACTTGCAGGTTTGAAGAGAATCCTATTAAAATTTTTGTCCTCATTAAAATCGTCGAAATAAGGACTTACGTTGAGATTTGTCTCTTGTGGCATGTTCTTAGAACTCTAAAACGATTTTAATGTCTTCTTTCTGAGAAGCACTACGTTGAATGCTTGCCCTGTTATCTATGTATAAGATCTCACCCGAATATTTTTTAATTTCTGGTGAGGCCACACCTTCAATAAAGTTTTGACCTAACTGTACTAAAGCATTACCAACTGTAGTTGCAGTTCCTGGATTTGAAACTGTACCGAAAGTTGTATTGATACCCAAAGTTGCACCAGAAGATTGTCCAGAAAGTGCATAACTACCACCCACACCAATTTGTGATGTGAAATCTACCATTCTAAATCCATAAGTTGTAGACCCAAGGCCAACAGGATTATAGACTTTTAGAACACCAGTTGCACTATCCCAACTTGCAACATAACCAACAGCGGTAGAACCAACACCAATTGTTTGATAAACAGGAGTATCTACAGAAAAATTAGTTGCTGTAATATCACCACCTGGAGT